GTGTAGTGTTCATCCAGACTGAGGACGGCCTTGCTAACATCGATGCAGTCACGTTTGGCCTGTGTACCGATCCCGAACAGGTGTTCGACCAGATCGGCCAACTGCGAACGCAGGAACACCAGTTCCAAAACTTGGCAATCGATTCGGTTGATTGGTTTGAGAAGCTTGTCCATGAACGCATCTGCCAGGAGGCTAGCGTCTCCAGCCTAATCGATATGGGGCACGGGCGAGGCTACACGATGGCCCAAGGTTGGTTCAACAGGCTAACCAGGGAGCTAGACGCACTGATTGCTGAGCGTGGCATGGGTGTGTTTCTGATCGCTCACGCTGAGCCGGTGCGATTCGAGGATCCCGACACCGCAAGCTATGACCGCTGGCAACCGAAGCTTGCCAACTTGGTCGTCAAACACTTACGGGAATGGTGCGATGAAATCTTCTTTGCTTGCGAAAAAGTCGCGGTCAAGAAGGAAGAGGGGAAAATGGGGCGAGAGGTCGCAAAGGCTGTCCGTGCAGGCGGACGGATCCTCAGGACCACTCCGAAGCCGTCAGCAATGGCGGGCAACAGGCTGAAAGGGATCCCGGAAGAGATCCCATTGAGCTATGCGGAATATGCAAAGTATCTACCACAGAACCAGGAGGTGACTAAGAATGGCTGAACTAGGAATCAATTGGGACGAAGTGCCAGAGGAGCGGAGCTATACACCGATCCCCGACGGTGACTACTTCGTTGAAATCACATCGGCGGAGCGTGATGATAACCAGATGGAGGGTACGAGCACGCTTAAACTTGAGTACACCATCATCGACCAAAGCCCGTTCAATGGGCGGACGGTGCGGAGCAATCATTCGCTGTACCATCCGGATGAAACGCGGGTTGAGATTGGCATGGCAACGCTTCAAAACGTTTGCCGGGCAATTGGTCTGATGCGACCTACTGACGATCAGCAATTCCTCGGTGGTCAATGCTTCGTTCGGCTTATCGCGTCAACCGGCAAGAACGGTAAGACGTACACTAACATCAAAGTCTGGTGGTCGGTTGACTCTCAAGCGCCGCCGCAAAAAGGCCCTGCAATGAAGGCACCAGCGGCACGGCCAACGGCACCGTCGCCACCACCACAGCAGCGACCAGCGGCACCGCCAAGTGGTCCGCAGGTGTGGCGACCTGGAGCAGTGCAACCACCAAAGGGATTCTAACGGGAGGCAGTCATGGATGATGAGACGCTAAGATGGCTCGATACTACCGCAGGCTGGTTAGCGTCTCGATTCCGAACGCCCAAAGATGAGGTTTACCAGATGCTGACCTATCAGCTTGCGTCTGGTCAGCCTCGAAAGTTCGCCCGGCTTCGCGTAATGCGCGAGCTTGGGCAGTCGGAGAGAGCCCACCAAGGGCCATCGGTGGAACGTGAGGCGGTTGAGATGGGCCAGTCAGTAGCGGAACTGACAGCGGCAGAGGTGCTAGATGAGCGATCCTGGCTGATCGTCCAACTTCGGGTGCAACACGGCTACACCGTGAAACAGGTGGCCGATCAGCTTGGGATTTCTCGGCAGCGTGTTGGGCAGATTTACACACAAGCGATCGAACGATTAAGGGAGGAACTGGGATGAACAGCGAGACACCATCGGATCTATTGGCGACACTTCGGAAGCAGTTTGCGAAGCTTCATCTGGAGCTAGCAGCAGGTAGGCAGGAGGCAGCTCAGGCCAGGATAGATGCACTGGATCAGATGATCGAGGTGCTGCAATTCGAGGATGAGCAGAACCGCAAGTTGATGGGCGTTGATGAGGAGGGAGCGATTGTCTGGCGTTTGCTAGTCGAAGGTGACAGCCTAAAGGCGGGTGATCAAATATGGGATGGGTTCGACCAGGAGTGGCGAGATATTCCGGAGGAAGAGCACGGAGTAGACGTAGAGGAGCACCGTGTCATTCGCCGTAAAATCTTCATCACTGGGTGATCGATCATGCAGCCAAGATGGTATCAGACCGAAGCAGTCGAGGCTATCGCTGCGCACTTCGCCACCAGTAACACCAGCCCGGCAATTATCCTGCCGACTGGGGCTGGCAAGTCGCTTGTCATTGCCATGCTAGCCCAGAGGATGGTCGCTAATGGTGGCCGTGTTGCGGTGTTCCAGCATAGGGCGGAACTGATCACCCAGAACGCAGCAAAGTTCCAGGCGATCTGCCCTGATGTTCCGGTTGGAATCTGGTCCGCATCGCTGAACCAGAAGAGCGGTAGTCAGCCGGTTGTGTTCGCTGGGATCCAGTCAGCGGCAAAGGAGGAGAGCCTGCTACACCTCGGCTGGCGGGATCTCATCATCGCAGATGAATGCCACTTGATTCCGCCCGATGGTGATGGTCAGTGGCTTTCGATGCTGCGTTACTGGCAACGGCTCAATCCTGACATCCGCTTTGCTGGGTTGACTGCATCACCATGGCGGCTAGATAGCGGGTCGATCATTGGTGCGGATCGGATGTTGCAAACGGTTGCGTTTTCGGCGCCGATAACACGGCTAATCGAGGAGGGTTATCTGTGCAACCTGATTTCGAAGGATCCCGATAACCACATCGACACCGCTGGCGTTGGGATGTCTGGCGGTGAGTACATCCTGAAGCAACTAGATGACGCTGCGAGCAAGGACGCTGCAAAGGTCGATCTGGCTTGCCGTGAACTGGTGGCAAGGACTGCTGGACGCAATTCCGTTCTAGTTTTTTGCTGTGGTCGCAAGCATGCCCGTATGGTGGTTGAGTCGATCGCTAATATGGAACCCGGTAACGTTGCGTACGTGGACGGCCAGACCAGTAAGAGCGATCGCAAGGAGACGCTGGAAGCGTTTGCGGGCCAGCAATTTAAGTTCCTTGTGAACATCGATGTTCTCACCACTGGATTCGACGCTCCTTGCATCGACGCCATTGCAATGCTACGCCCGAGCCAATCTAAGGGGCTGGTCTACCAGATGATCGGGCGAGGTTTGCGGACGCATCACAGCAAGCAGGACTGCCTGGTTCTCGACTTCGCTGGGAACCTAATCACTCATGGCCCGATTGATTCCTTCGCCGATGACTACCGAACTACTCAGCGTGGCGAAGGTGGCGAGGCACCTAGTAAGGTTTGCCCTGAGTGCAAAGAGATCGTTCACGCAGCAGCGACGCAGTGCACCCAGTGCGATCACCAATTCCCAGAAAAGGAGATTAAGCACGACATCCGGCCTGCGGAGGTGCGTGTCTTGTCTGGTGGTGAGGACGCAATGGAGACGGTGGACGTTGAGAGCGTGAGCTATACAGTTTACGCTCCCGAGCATAAGCCGCGAATGTTGTGGGTCACCTACAAGCTGATCGGCGCGGCGGCGGTGGCTGAGTACGTCTGCTTAGAGCACCAGCAAGGATCCTGGCAGCAAAAGAAGGCAGCAGCCTGGTGGCGTGAGCGTTCAGACGTCCCGGTACCCGATTCCGTTTGGGCAGCGTACAGGCTCCACAAGTCTGACGAAAGTGCTATTGCATCGCCTCGGCAGTTGGTACTAAAGTGGACCAAAGGCAAGCGATGGCCGGACATTGTGCAGTACATCGGCATCCAAAAGGCGATTATGGATGCGGGCTACCTAGCGGATTTGCAGGATACCATCTACATCGACAGGGACGTATTCCGTGGACTCAAAAAAAAAGAACTGACTTGGATAGCTAGTGAAAAGCGTTGGCGAAAAATCTACAAGGGCAGGCAGCTTACATTTTCTGGTGCTGGTGGCGAGGAGGCGAGCTACGAGAGGGCACTGGAAGAATTCAGGGCGAAGAAGGAAGAGATTGACCACGAGATTTTTTTATCTGGGCAACAAAAAGGAGGTTAGATCATGGGCTGGCAGAGCACTTACACCGAAGGGGCGGCAAGGGCGGAGAAGCTTAGGAAGTCAAAGAAGCTTGGCGAGGCGAGAAAGTCGATCATCATGGCCACCGAGCAGGCTAGCATGAGCACGCCATGCGACATCGGACTGCCGTGGGTGAGCGATGAAGCGGAACGGCTGATACATCAACTCATCGAGGAGGAAGGTGTTAAGGGCATCCGCCTCGTAGAGGAACGCTGGTTGGAGTCAATTTTTGCCGAGCGGACGCGGGTGTTATCGCTAATTCGGCAGCATTTCTGTGACCCAGCGGAGTCCATAGAGCAGGGTTTGAATCGTCGCCTAGGGCTAACCTTGCGACCATCCGGCCAGTACAACAAAAGCAAGGTTTACTGCGATCAACTCAAGCACGCTTATCAGTTGGCCTGGTCGAAGATCATGTCCGGTTATGAGCGACCAACGGAAAAGAGCCCGGAGGAGATAAGGAACGAGAGAGACAGAAAGCGGAAGTGCCAGGAACACATGAGAAAGCACCAGAAGCGGCTGATTAAGGCAGGTGCAGAATGAACCTTGGCAGCATACCAAAGGAGCTATTGGACCAGCCCAATTGGGTCCGCTGGTGGTACACGCCAGACGGAAAAAAGATGTTCATTGGCAAGTCGAACGATCGATCTACCTGGCATACAATCGACGATCTAGCTACCTCAGAGGCAGTGGCGTTTGTCATTCCTGAATCTGGCCAGTATGTAGGCGTCGATTTGGATGACGTCATTGGGCTGGATGGGGTGATGACTGATGAGGCGAGCGAAATTCTGCACCGGTTTATCGGTGTTGCCTACGCTGAATTGTCGCCATCTGGTAGCGGTTTCAAGCTGATTACCAGGGGACGCAAGCCGGATTGGGCGAAGTGTGAGCTAAGCACCTGGCTGGAATGCTACGATCACAACCGCTTTTGGTGTATGACGGGGAGACCAGTAGATCCATCTGAAGCGGACTGGATGGAAATCGGCGACGGTCAGGAGGCGATTGACTGGCTTTGCGAGAAGTACCTCAGACCATCCCAACCAGTGAAGCGGCCAAAGCAGATCCAGGTTGTCACAGAAGCTCCTAGCGGGTCGCTAATTGAACGCGCCGAAGCATACGTAGCAGCATACCCGCCAAGCTTAGAAGGTGGTCGCAACAATGCAGCATTCAAGCTTGCTGGCCATCTGTTCGCGATCGACCACTACGGCGAACGGCTAACGGTGGACCAGTGTTTCCATCTCGTTTGGCAGTGGAACTGCGGACTGACCAACCCGCTTGACGAAGTCGAAATCCGCTCGGCTGTGGAGTCGAGCAGTCGTAACGGTACACCGATGGAGACCAAGCCCGCCACAGCAAGGGCTGTCACGGTTGCTAGGGTGCTATCTAGCGACGATGAAATCCAGCCATCGCTAAACGATCTGATAGAGGGCGTAAAGGACGCACACGCAGCGGGATGGCCTGCCCGATTGATGAGACCACCTGGTTTTATGGGCGAGGTTGTGGACTTTATCCAGAAGCAGAACCCTCGGCCATCTGCAATCCTTGCCCTGCCCGCTGCGATCGCGTTACAGGCTACGCTCCTCGGTAACAAGTGGCGGGACAAATCCGGCAACCGTGCCAACCTTTACTTGATCGCAGTCGCTCCACCTGGGGCGGGTAAGGCGGCACCAATTCGGGTTGTCCAGGATGTCCTTACCGCGGCAGGGGCGGAGGAACTGTGGGGCGGCAAGCCGTCAAGTGATTCCGCGATGGCGTCAGACATGAAGGTGAAATCGACAAAGCTTTACGTATGGGATGAGTTCGGAAAGTTCTTGCAGAAAACCAAAATGACCAGCGGAGGCAGTGCGACACTCAACACCATTCAAGATGCGATGCTGGAGCTGTGGTCAATTAACGGAGGAACGTGGAAGCAGAAGAGCTATTCTGATTCCAAGCTGAACAAGCAGGTCGATGATCCTTGTATGCTGCTTCATGGATCAACCACGCCAGGAACGCTGTGGGCAGGGTTCGATGAGTCGAATCTTTTAGATGGATTCTGTGCGCGTCTCCTGATCTTCCAAGAGCACCAGTACGGACCACTTCAGGAGACGGAACAGCAAGCACCGCCAGAATCGATCATTCAGCAGGCTAGATACTGGGTACAGGTTAAGCATCACGATGGAAACCTGCCAGAGCTAAACGCTGGTTGTCGGGTGATACCCGAAACGGAGAACGCTCGGCAATACTTCCGTGAGATGGCGGGATTGATGGAAGACAATTTGCACGATGAAGCGGCAGCAGCACAATGGGCGAGGTCCAGCGAGAAGGCCCGTAGATTGGCCATCTGCTACGCTTGCAGCAGGGACTACCTAGCACCCGTTATTGACGACGAAGCCGCTCAGTGGGGCTGTGATGTGGTCAG